TCAACATCATCTTGGGTGGCGGTAGATTCTTGAGCAACTGGTTTATTTGTTGTCTCTTGAGTAGTCGCTATTCTCTCAACAGGCTCTTCGATTTTAACAATCGTTTCACCTACACTTACTGCAAGACCCGCATCTACATCATCCTGTGTAGCTACAACTTCTTCTGCTATAGTACCTGCTTGCTCTTGGGATGTTGCGAGTCTCTCGACTCCGCCCACTTCCTTAACAATAACTATCGTCTCCCCGACTGTTGTCGCTAATCCTAAATCTACATCTTCCTGAGTGGCAGTTTCTTGGATAGGAATGACATTATCAATAAGCTCTTGCTCGGTCTTGGAGTCAGCTACTATCTCAGTAACGGTGACAATAGTTTCGCCCACGCTAGTGGCTAATCCTAAATCTACATCTTCCTGAGTCGCGGTCTGCTGGACAGGTATCGCCTCCTCAATAATCTCCTGATCGGTCTTAGAGTTAGTTTCGATCTCCGTGATGGTGATGATTTCTTCTCCCACAGAAGTGGCTAATCCTAAATCTACATCCTCTTGGGTTGCGGTCTGTTTAACAGGAACTGCATTGTCTATAATGTCCTGATTGCTAACTGAATTTTCGATAACCTCTGTAACAGTTACGATTGTCTCACCAACGGAGGTGGCAAACCCATTGTCTACATCTTCCTGCGTGGCAACCTGCTCAACAGGCACTGCACTTTCTGCAAGCTCCTGCTCTGTTTTGGTGTTCGTAACTACTTCAGTTACAGTAGTGATTGTTTCGCCTACAGAAGTAGCAAGTCCCGCATCCACATCTTCCTGAGTGGCTGGTTTTTGAACCGGAGTCGAGTTTTGTAAAATCTCCTCAGGGGTAAGACTGCTTGTCTGCTCCACTTCAACCACTTCCTCAGAGAAAACGGGACCCAAGGGGATCTTCGTCCAATCCGTAGAGGATATTTTAAAGTAAAGGTTTTCGGAGTCGTATGCAAAATCTCCCTGATGACCAGTTGCGTCGGTATTGCCTGCGGGTGTGAAATTGTACCGAAGTGCGTTTATATAATCCTGTATCTTCTGATCCGCCTCCGAAGTGGTGTAAATATCGAAAGAACTAAGAGTAATATTGTGTGGATTTGATTCAGCTATGTGCTGATTAAATAGCTCGAGGACATTAACATTGGGAACGAGATCAAGTCCTACATCCGTCTTGCTTACACTGTGTGGATTGCTCGTGGATGCAATATGCTCATTGATTCCACTAGGTAAACCACCACCTGCGGCTACCATCTCTGAGGGAGTTAGATTCTCAACTTTATCCAAACCAACTTGCGATTTGGTTACATCGTGAGGGTTATCCTTTAATGCTGTATGATCCTGTACAAGTAAGTTTGTTTTACTCTGTATTTCCCCACCTAGTCCGTCGATCTCTGTATGATCGTGATTGTGTGGAGCATAGGAGATAGTCTCCAGCATACTGTTTACTTCAGTCTTCGTGAAGTAGTCATTCAGGAAGTTTAAATCAATTATGTCATCAAGAACATGGTCGTGGTCGGGGCCAACAAGGGATGCTAATTCGTTTTTTGTCGCTAAGCCTTGAAGTGCGATATTGATGTCATCAATGGCAGACTGAAGTGCGGCAACCTCTTCTGTTTCGTCTGAAAGCTCTATGTTAGTGATACTATCCATGAGCGAGTCACGGATACTATTAAGTTCTGTAATTGAAGCCCGCAGATCCAAGTCAGCCTGTAGTCCTGTTATATCTGCTATGGTATGATTATGTACTAAACCCGCCCGATCTCCCACTTGTGCAGTTAGGCTTGTTATATCTGCCTCTAAATTATTTATCTGCCCGGCAAAGGGTAGTCCATTGATGGTTGTATCTACAGCTACAAGTAAATTGTCTACCTCTGCTTTATCATAGTAACCCTGAGCAAAAGATGCTTCCCCTCCCTCCAAGGTTGTAACACGACCCATTAAATCGGAAATCTTTGTGTTAAGCTCAGACCCTGCGGAAGCTGAAAGAGGTTTTACCGTAGAGGATGATGTTAATCCTGTTACTAAATCCTCAACAATAAGGGATGAATCAATAAGGTCTGCAAAGTCCGACTCATCAAGAGTCGCACCCATCATAAAATAAGACTTAAGGGTCGTTCTGTTTTGTACGCTCATCCTATTACTGTGTCCTCCAGTGCCCCACCAAGCATACTCGTTAAGGCTGACGGGTCGGATGGGGTCTCATATTGTTTACGGTTTATGTATATTTGTGAGCGCTCTTTTTGGTACATCTGCATGTACGCTTGATACATCGATAGGTCATTCTCGACATCTTTTGATAACTCGGCTTTGACATAATCAGAGACTGCCTTTGCCTCCATTTCGTCTAATATTACGGGTCGATTTTTTTCGTCGTCCGACGCTTTATAAATCGGGGTGTATGAAAGTTCTCCTGAGTGGTACAGGTATAGTGCCTCATCATCTCTTACCTTGGGTGCTATCCAAAACTTGCCATCGCCGAATGCAATTCTGCCTGGTAATCCCTTAGACTTCTCTAGGTTTCCACTATCTATGAGGTTGAATCTTTGTTCCCACGGAATCTTTTGGGGATAGAAGTACTGAGAAATGTCCTGTCCATTATCATTGGTAGGGATTCTTCTTATGATGATCTGCTTGATTCGTGCATTAGGAACCGCGAATACACCCTTGTGTACATTCAGGTCTTCTGCATTTACTGCATTCAAATCTATTGGGTCAGGCTCAACTAGAGTAGAACCCGCATAGTGACTAAATTGATGATCCCGCAACTCCTTCACATAGGTGGATAAGTCACGAACAGCGTTTGCTATTAAAGAGTCTATCTTCTCCTGAACTCCCCTACCTTTACGCTCGCTATCAACCAAAAGGAAAACCCGAACCTTATCATTAAACTGTTGCCAATTCATTTTCTACCTCCCGGTGTGTAGTAAAATCCGACAACCATAGGGCATAGAATGACAACGAAATAGGCACTTAAATGTCCGGTGGTGACCATAATGGGCGACTGTTTAGCAGGAAAAGAGAGGAGCCCGAAGAGGAACTCTGCTTTCCCTTCTCCACTTGCGTTGCTGAGGGTGATGATTTCTGCTGAGGGGTAAAGGGTGCAAAGAATGACGACCGCTGAGAGGGTTCCGATGAGGATGAGTGCGAGCAACCTCCTTGTGGCACGAGTGAAAGCACCACCAGGGCCATTATTAAGTTGTTGCTGAAATTTAAGTGCAAATTCATTTCCTCGTGCCTCCCTTGCTAATTCTAGTTCAAATTTTTGTTGGCGATTGTCCGCTATTGTTCCGAACACACCTTTAAGGATAGAACCTAAAGCGGCACTACCTCCTCCAGTTAAAAACATTGTAAGTAATTCAAACATTTGCTCCCTCCCAAACTTTCTTAGACCTAGACTCAGATAGACTCTCATGAAGGGTAGCCTCACTAAAGTATCCCTCGAAGTACCTGTCGTCCATTCTGCCTATATTGAGATGACTAAATACTATGTCACCAGCAGGTAAAAGGGATGCCCCTTGAGATGTACCTGTATTAGCCTCTAGCACCCGATTGTTATTTTGTGCTTTATCTGTGCCTGTAAATATCCTGGTAACCTTATCGTTTATATCGCCAAGAATTACTTTCTTATTATTAAAGCTTACTCTACCGACGCTTGATGGTTCGATTGTGATCTTATCATAACCCCATCCTCCTATTAAAGGTCTAGCCTGAACACCTGAACCCTTAACAGTAAGTGTAAAATCCCCAAGGCTAAACGGGCTAGGTAGGTCTATCTTCATGTATTGACCAAGTTCAAACTTAGCGACAATTCCATTACTGATTTGGACTGTGGGTTGCAGGCTCATATCCTCCTGAACTGCATGGTAGGGTGTGTGCCCTTTGTGTACCTTTTGGTCGTATATCTTTATGATCTTATCACCATCTTGCACCTGTTCTTCAGGGTAATCATACTCATATCCGCCCCTCTTAAACCTAAACAAAGGACCCTCGTATCCGTACCTCAACTTCCTGTTTACCGATAAAGCAAAAACCGCAGGCATAACATCTGCGGGGAGAAATCTTGCAGCTCTTTTAGCAAGGATCATATGAGTTCCCCGAAGGCATACCAAGAATCAACATTCCAATAAACTGTGCATGCCGAATATCTCTGAGATAACTTTGTTCCATTTGCCTTTACATCAGAGGCTAGCGTGGTGGTTGATCCAAGTCCTACATGGACAATGTTAAATACTGCACCCTCCTCCCCTACGGGAAAACTTATTACAGTGTCAGACCCCGACGGATCTGAGTGTATGATTGCACCAGTCTGAGAATTATCAAGTGTCGTGTCCCCGGTTATG